GGAAGGCAGTCATAAGAATACCAAAATCAACAGCATCTGAACATAAGAGAAGATTCATAGCTTATGCTGATTATTTTAAGTCAGATTATTTTGATAGAAAGAATCAAGATGTCTCAAGAGTATGTTTTGAATCTTATGATCCCAATATTTATTATAATGAATTTTGTCAAGTCTTTGAAGGAATATCAGAAGATAAAGGATTTCAATATATTGAGAGGCCTCCAGTTTGTATTCTTAATGATGAGGCTAAGATAATTGAGCTCATAGAGAAGTTTGATTTTAAGAATCAATTTGTTGAGGGTAGTCGTAATCAATTTATATTTGAGATTGCTTGCTGTTTATGTGATTATGGAATCAGTCAAGATATTGCAGAGCATCACTTGTATTCTAACTATGTTACTGGAAGTTCATTCAGCCATCAAGAGATGCTTAATACTATAAAATCAGCATATAGAAAGAGCAGCTTTAACTCAAAATACTTTGAAGATAGATCAACTATTAATAGAGTGAAACTTAAGCTTAAGAATGGAGTCAATGAAGATGAAATTAAAAAACAACATAATATCTCTGATGAGATACTAAATGATATCAAAGACAATGCAACCAATGCTGATGATGTATTCTGGACAGTCATTCAAAAGAAAGATAGTGAGGTTGTTGTTATTGAGCCATTAAAATACTCTCAATTCTTAGTAAAAAATGGATTCAATAAGTTCTATCCAGAGAATGCTGAAAAGCCAACATTTGTCAGAGTCATTGAGAATAAGGTTAAGCTGTCATCAGTTGATCAGATTAAAGATTTTGTATTGAATTATTTAATTGATAAAGGTCATATCAATGTATGGAATTTCTGCTCAAAGTCAACGTATCTATTCTCAGAGAATCACTTGAATATGATTGATTCAATCTATCTTAAGATGCTTCAGGATATTGAAGATACAAGCTTTATTCCTTATCGTAATGGAGTGGTTAAGATAAAGAGAGATTCAACAGAATTATTATCTTATATTGATGTTGATGGTTATATTTGGGAAAATCAGATCATTGATAGAGATTTCAATCTTGTTGTTGACTTTGATAATGATTTCAGAGACCTGGTCCACAAAGTGAGTAATAATGACAAGAATAGAATTGCCAGTCTTGAGTCAACTCTTGGTTATTTAGTGCATAGCTTTAAGGATAAGACTAATCAAAAAGCAATTATATTCAATGATCAAGAGATTGATGAAAATCCTAATGGTGGAAGTGGTAAATCTTTGATGCTTACAGCTGTTGGTTATCTTAGAAAGACAGTAAAAATTGATGGTAAATCATTCAATCCAAGTAAGTCTGAGTTCTTATATCAAAGAGTAAACTTAGATACTCAGATACTGGCATTTGATGATGTAAAAAAGAACTTTGATTTTGAGCAATTATTCATGATTGTATCTGAAGGAATCACAGTAAATAGAAAGAATAAGGATGAGGTTTTTATCCCATTCAATAGATCTCCAAAAATAGTAATCACAACCAATTATGTCATATCTGGAGCTGGAGGCTCTCATGATAGGAGAAGACATGAGATAGAATTCTATCAATATTTTAATGCTAATAACTCACCATTAAAAGAATATGGTAAGTTGTTATTTGATCAATGGTCCAAAGATGATTGGTCGAGATTTGATAATTACATGATTAAGAACTTACAGCTATTTTTGAGAAATGGATTAACCAAGTCAATCAGTATCAATGCAGATAGTAAGAGATTTATTCAGGCAACATCTCAAGATTTCTTTGATTTCTCACAAGACAACCAATTTACAACTGAATTGTCATATTATAATAATGAATTATTTAACCAATTCCAGAATGAATATAATGGATATAAAGATATGAATCCTCAGAGATTTGCAAGATGGATTACTGAATACGCTAAATACAAAGAATGGGAACTGGAGAAAGGAAAGAATCATAAAGGAAGATTTGTAATATTTAAAAACAGATAGAATGAAACAAACAGCAGTAGAATGGTTATTTGATCAATATGTAAACAAAAGTATTATTACTATTGAAGATATTGAACAAGCCAAAGAAATGGAGAAAGAGCAGATGATTGAATTTGGTATACAATATATGTTTGGTAGAACAGATATTGGTTCAAATTTAAGAAATGATTTTATCCAAAAATATAACGAAACCTTTAAATCAGAATAGAATGAAAACAGCAGTAGAATGGTTAGTTGAACAATTAAATCAAAAGATAGATTATATTCCTTTGGACAAATGGGATATGATTAGGGATATAGTTTTACAAGCCAAAGAATTAGAAAAAGAAATGATAATTAAGGCATTTAATGAAGGTGAATCATTAGGAGATAAAAGAAATTGTACTGGAATAGTTTATTACAAAGAAACCTTTAAATCAGAATAGAATGAATAAAATTAACAAGGACAGATTAAAAGCTCTGGAGATAGAACAACTGACAAATAAATATCCATCCATGAGACCAGAACTTATTCCATTAACTGATTGGAAGGATAACTCAGCGAATAGCTTAACTAAGTCAATTATCTTCTGGATCAATGCCAATGGTGGACAAGCTGAAAGGATCTCATCACAAGGCCAGTATAGAGAAGGTAAGAAGATTAAGGTTGGTACTGGAGAGGTGCAATATCAGAAACAACTTGCTGGCAAATGGACTCCAGGACAAGGCACAAAAGGCACAGCTGATATCTCAGCAACTATCAGAGGAATGTCAGTAAAGATTGAGGTGAAGTATGGAAGAGATGTTCAGTCAGAAGTACAGAAACAATATCAAGAAATGATTGAGAAAGCTGGAGGTATATATATTATTGCAAGAGATTTTGATTCTTTTGTAAGTTGGTATGAAAATTATTTATTACATTTGTAAAACCTTAAATAAACAGATATGGAAAATAAACCATTTAACAGGTCATTGTGGGCTAAGCTCCACATGGCCAAGATGAACATTGGAAAGGTGGCTAAGAATGCCACGAATCCACATTTTAAAAAGTCTTATGCTGATATCAACGCATTGCTTGAGACAGTTGAGCCTATCCTTCATGAGAATGGATTAGTGTTATTGCAGCCAGTCAAGGATCATATTGTGTTTACTCAGATTATTGATGTTGATTCTGGTGATATGGTTGAGTCTTGGATGCAGTTGCCAGATATCACTGATCCTCAGAAGCTACTTGGTGCAATTACTTATTTCAGAAGAGGTACATTACAATCATTATTGAGTTTGCAAGCTGTGGATGATGATGGAAATACTGCATCAGCTGTGGTTAATAAGAAGCCAGCATTATCTCAAGATCAATTTGATAGAGCAAAAGAAGCCATAACAAGTGGTAAATATACTCTTAATCAATTGAAAACTAATTATTCATTAACAAAAGAACAGGAGGGACAATTATGAAATGGAGACCTTCATCATTAGGAAAGCTCATGACTCAGCCAAAAGCAAAGTCAGAGGTTTTATCAGAGACTGCTAAGAGCTATATTAAAACAAAAGCAAAAGAGGATTACTTTGGATATTCAACTCACCTTCAAACAAAACCAATGCTTAAGGGGACTGACTGGGAAGAGGAGTCAATTGCTCTGGTCAATCAAGTTAAAGGTACATTTTATGTTAAGAATAAGGATAGATTTGATAATGAATTCCTAACTGGTGAGCCAGATATTATTCTTGACAATTCAATCATAGACATCAAAACATCTTGGTCTCTTGATACTTGGCCAGCAACTCCAGAGGAAGGAATCAATGCTCAATATGAATGGCAGATCAGAGGATATCTTTGGCTATTGGATAAGCCAGTTGGATATCTAATCTATTGCATGATTGATACTGATGATGTATTGCTTGGTGATTGGGACAATAAGTTCATTCACAAAGTATCTCATATTGATCCAGCAAAGAGAATCACTGTTCTGGAATATCAAAGGAATACAATCAATGAGGAGATGATGGTTGAGAAGCTTACAGCTGCAACTGAGTATTATAATGAGTATACTAATCAATTAAATAATAAGTAGGCTCTGGTAAGCTGTAACACCCCCATCGCATAAAATCGGCAATTGTGCCATGGGGGTTATTTTAAAAAAGTATACTAATCAATTAAATAATAAATAAAATGCAAAAGACAATTAAAGAAGAGGATTTTATTGAAATGATTGGATATGATTCTTATATCAATTTTGTTAAAACAACTTATGAGAATATCAAAAATTGTGAGGCATATGAAAGAAATGATGATGTTATATATACAATTGGAGCAATGCCATTAGATAATGGTGAATGGTTTCATTATGAGGCATCATTATTTAAAACAATTTCAGGTGATGATTTTGGATTTACTAAAATGATAATCACTAATGATTTGGATTTCACATTTGATTCAATCAATGATGCAAAGCATGAGATAAAAAGTAATGGAGGCCAGGATGGCATATGGTTTAATAATTAAATAATAAATAAAATGGAATTAAAATTAACAGGTAAGCTGATAGTGAAGTCAGAGCCAAGACAAATCTCTGAAAAGTTTAGAGTAATGGATTTTGTAATTGAGACACAAGATGATAAGTATCCTCAATCAGTACAATTTCAGATTATGAATGATAGAATTTCAGATCTTGATCAGTATGGAATTGGTGAAGAGCTTGAGATCTCTTTTGATGTCAGAGGTAGAGAGTATAATGGCAAATATTATAATAGCTTGAATGCTTACAAAATTGTATCAAAACTATTCTAATGATTAGATTTATTCTTTGGTTTTTAATCCTGTCCTTGATTGCATCAGGGATAGGATTGTTTTATTGGACTATTTATCGATTCTTTGATGTGATAGGGTTGGTTGTATTCATAATTTTAGCAACATTCTGGATTATCGTAATCTCAAGAAAATGAAATCAATAAACATATTCCTAAATGTTGATGAGAGCATCAAAGATTTTATGCTCAGAGAGACTAAGTCAAGAGTCAGTAACAGATATAAACAGATTCATATTGCTGAAGATATCGGAGTTAACACAACTCAACTCTGGAGATTCATGAAAGGTGATAAGGTTTCTGAAGACTTTTACATCAAATGGTTTAATTGGTATCTTAAAAATCAATAAATTTACATGTGCAATTCTGGAACACTGAAGCTTATATCATCTCAAACAAGATTACTGGAGGAAATCCAATATCAAAGGACCTGGTCAGCCATGTATATCTCTTGGTGTTCGAGCTCAATATCCAGTCAGAAGATTTACCAAGAGTCTTTGCAAGATACGCTTACAATCAATACAACTGGAGAGACTCATCGTTCAATAAGCTTTTCAAGTCACATGAAGAGCTTCCAGAACTCAACATTAAATCTGAGGATGAATACGAAGTATCAGAAGCTCAAAAACTCTTAGATGATTATCTTCACCAATCTCCTTCAGATGATCAGAAGCTGTTCACTATGGAAATAACCAAGATGCATCTGATGGGAATGACTTACAGAGAGATAAGAAATGAGACTGGAATAAGTCTTGACACAATTCACTTAGCAATCAAACAATTTAAAAATGATTTATCTGATTATAATATTATTGCCAATAGGATTTGCCAGAGCTCTGATGAGCTTCAATCTTCCAGAGATTAAACCTTTCTCATGCCAGAGCTGTCTATCCTTCTGGGTTGCTGTTATTGCATCCTCAATTATTGACTGGCATCTGGTTGGGTTAGCTTTCATTACTTATCTATTGTCTGACTTAATATTGATCTATGAAAGTAAGTGAGTTGAGGATAGGCAACTATTTAAACGGAAAACAAGGTCCGGTTATAGTGTGTGAAATTAGAACAAATAACACTGTAAAAATACACGATAATACGAGTAGTTTTTCTGTTGGAATTTGTTTAATGCCTATTGAATTAACAAAAGAATGGTTGTTAAAGTTAGGATTTGAATTTACAGTTGATACTTGGTACTTGAATGGATTTGCTCTTTGGGAAACGGAATGGGGCGATGATAAAGGAGCTACTGGAATTGGTTATTTTTATGAACTAAGAGCAAAAGGAATGATGGATAAGCATATACAATACCTTCATGAACTACAAAATTTATATTATTCATTAACAGGAGAGGAGATATTATGAAAGTAAGTGAAGAGCTTCATCAGCAAGTTGAGAGATACAGCTCAACAAGATCATTTTCTCTCAATGCCAGCATGAAAAAAGAATTAAGTGATTGGTACAAAGCAATGGGATTTGGAAAGCTAAATACTGGATGCTCAACTTGTATACGCAATGCAATGGGTAAGCTCTTAAAATCAATCAATGATGGTGAACATCTTAAGCCTCGTATTCATTTTATAGGAATTAAACAATGATAATAACTGCACCAATACCAGTATTTGGCAGATTTCCTCTTGTCAGACTAACTATCTCAAGATTAAAGAAGCAAGGTGTCACTCCGATTATTTTAGGTCATGAGATTGAATCTAATGAGATAGCTAAGGAATTTGATTGTGAGTTTATCTCAATCAGTAATGATCCTCTTGGCACCAAATGGAATGCTGGATTCCAAGCTTCAAAGAATTACAATGCAGATGCTGTCATCTTTATGGGCTCTTCTGACTGGTGCAGTGATGGCTATATTGAAAGATGTAAGGAGCACAGCAAGGACTTTGGGATGATTGGTCAACTTGGATGTCATTTTGCTGATGTCAGCAATACGATAAGACTGGTGCATTGGAAAGGATACAAGGACCAAGTCAGAGAGAATGAGCCAATTGGAATTGGTCGCTTTCTTAATAGAGAATTCCTTGATAAAATCAACTGGACTCCATTTGATCCAAGACTCAACTCTGGGCTTGATTGGTCAATGTGGTTAAAGGCTATGAAAACAAATCAAGAGATTGGTATTCTTGAATGTGATAAGTCAGTGCAGTTATTATCTATCTCAACAGATAAATGGATTAACAAGCATAAGTTTACAGATCATTGGACTGGTGCTCTCAAGTCAGAGAGATGTGATGTGACATTGCTTGAGAATGGATTTAATGAATTAAAAACTTTATTATGAATGCAAAAGAAAAAGCAGAAGATTTAGTGGATCGTTATAAATTCGTATTTTGGAATGAAGATTCAGAGTGCGGTGAAGAAATACTATGTACTGTAATAGCCAAGAAATGTGCTTTGATTGCTGTTGATGAGATGCTTGATATAAGAAACGGCTTATATATCAATGAGGGTAGCATTGCTCATCAATGGTTGTTGGATGTCAAACAAGAGATAGAGAAACTATAATGCAAGCTCACATCTCAGAATCTCTTGCTGGACTTGATCAAGGATTGATCTATAAATATAAACTGACTCCTTATGAAGTATGCACATGGGATACTGTCTTCATGGGCATGTATAGACAGGAGGATCTTGAGATATTAGCAACACATCTCGGAGGGAGCACAATTGTATGGTTTGGATCAGACGCCAAGGATCTCCCAGAGGATTGGATTAAGTTTGTAAAGGACTCAGTCAATATTGCTGTCAGTCATCAAGTGGTACAGACTCTTGAATCAAAAGGAATTCAATCAATATGGTGTCCTGTCAATGCAGTTATTCCTGATGATTGGCCATTGGTGCCAAGTGGTAATAAAATATTCTGGTATTCTGGCAACTATCCAGAGTATTATGGTGAGTCACTAATTAATGAGATTAAAGAACGTATTGATATACCAATCATAAGAGCTGGTTATGATACCTTCACTAAGGAGGAGCTTGTGGCTGTTTATTCTCAATGCTTTATCAATCTCAGATTAACTCCTCATGATGGATGTCCTAATACTAACATTGAGATGGGACTGATGGGAAGGTGTTCAATTTACAATGGTGATCTTCCTGGATCCATTCCTTGGAACTCAGTTGATGATATATGTCAATCAATCATACGTGAATATAGCACAAGACATGTTGATAATTATTATATTAGTAAATTATTTCACAATTTTATAAACTATGAAAGAATGTCCACGCTGTTTATTTGATGAGTCTATTGCCTCAATAGGTGAGCATCAATGTGAGTACTGCGATTTACATGATGAGCTTGAATTACAAGCTAATCCTCATGAACTTAAACATATAATTGCTAAGATAAAGCAAGCTGGTAAGGATAAGACTTATGACTGCATCATGGGTATCTCTGGAGGTATTGACTCCTCAACACTATTATTCACTGCGGTAAGATACTGGGGATTGAGACCTTTGGTTATTCATTTTGATAATCATTGGAATGCTCCAGAGGCTATTCACAACATGAGCCAGTTAGTCAAGTTGCTTGGTGTTGACTCAATCACATATACTGTCAACAAGGCTGAATATGATAGACTTAACGA